TCATTCAATTTCAAGACCATCAATCTTTACTTCAAGCTCCATGCTGGTCGTAAATCCATTATCCGGGCTGACAGAATGCGTCAGGGTGGTAATGGTCCATTCTGCATCATCAATCGGCTGCTTAAATCCCGTCACCTTCACCGGCATTTCCGTATAGAGATCAGCCCGCCCCTCAGCGAGCTGCAGGGAAAATGAAGCAACCTCGCGCTGCAGGCGTTCCCACTGCATTTTTGCTGCGCGCTCTGCATTGCTCCGGTTGGCGTAGGTACGATTAAGAACCAACACGTTTTCATCCGTTCCCACCAGATAATCTCCCTGTTTTGCTTCCGGCTCTTTGGGTGTGGTGGTTTTCTTTCGGCGACGCTTAACACGGGTTGTCTCTATTTTCCTGGGTTCACGCGTATGCAACCAGCTGGCAATAACACCGGTATAGGCACCACGATCAGCAAGGGTGAACCGATGACCGTCACCGGCTTTGCGCGTGATGGTGATAACCGGCAGCGGCTTGCCGCTTGCCGTTCTTCCCTGTCCCTGCCGGATAAATAGCAGGTTCCCGTCTTTAACGGAAGCAATCGCCCCATACTGCCTCGCCAGTTTCATCAGAAAACTTGCATCGCTTTCATTGGTCTGGTCCATATGATCCAGCGCCTTATCCGTCAGGTCTTTACCCAGCGCCACTTTGAGGTTATGCCGGGCGGCGATTTCCTTTACCACCTCCCCCACCGTTGTCTGATGCCATGATTTTTCGCGCCGTGTATTGAGGGTTTCACGGAAATCTGCGCTACGCGCCCTGATGGTCAGCCGGTCAGGGGCACCGCTGTGTTCAATTTCATCTACGGTAAAAGCCCCTTTAGGGAAAAGCGGCTGGCCTTTCCAGCCCAGCGCCAGCTGAATCACAGCCCCACGTCGCGGCAGGGCGATCAGCCCGTCGGCGTCGTCCAGCTCCAGATCAAGCTGGTCCGCTTCAAAGCCCCGGTTATCCGTCAGTGTCAGACTCATCAGGCGCGCGTCCATCACCGTCGTCACGTCTTTGCCTTCGATGGTGATACTGAAAGCCGGGCTTTTGCTGTTCAGATTCAGGAGATCAGAATTAACGTTCACTGCAGCAATCCTCCAACCGTGTTTTTAATCCCCCCAATAGCAGATGCTGCGGAGTCCTGCAGGTTGCTGAGCTGGTCACTCAGGCTCCCGAACATGTCAGAGAGCGACTCATCAACCCGTTTGAGGGTGATCGTAAACTCAATGCGCCTGGGCATTCCGCTGGCAAAAAACTCCGTCTTTGTCTGGCTCAGACTCTCAATAACAAACATGCCGTAAATGGTTCCACTACCTTCAATCAAAGGCCATGCCTTGCCCAGTTCAGCCATTTGTTCAAGCGCCAGTAATGACAGTCTGCCGCCGGTCACTTCCGGCAGCAGAACCCCGGACAGTGTCAGTGAATCGTTATCCGGGCCAAGAAACTGCGTTGACGGACGGCGGTTCACCCGGCTGTTGGCGGCGTGTCGCCAACTGCGCTGATACTGCAGTTCCTGATAAGGGACAGTGCGCAGCATAAATACATATAAACCCAGTACCATCATCATGATTCATACCCCCCCTGATCGCTGAAATTGCTGCGTGCTTTTGCCCTGGCCCGGCGCTCCCGTTCGTCAAGCTGGCGTGCCACTTCACGGGCAATATCCTGCGCGTTCTGCCCAGGCTGAGCGACAATATGAATGGGCGCATTTATCTCATAACGAATAACCGGCGGCGGGCTATCTGCCTTAGCAAGCGGGGGCTGGTATGCCCTCGCAGGCAAACTGAACGGATGAAGCGGAGCCGCTTCTGCAGGTGTCGCAGCTCCCCCCATCACGCCAGCAACGACAGAGGCCAGCGCAGCAGTACGCCGCCTGCTGGTAACATTTGCCGGTCCGTTCACAATTTCAGGGCCATTTTCTCCGACAATGCCAAACTGCCCGCGTGGAATGATCCCGCCCGTGTCGTACATCCCCGCGTAAGCCGGGAACCCGCCTGGCGGCAGCACCACTTTGCCGTCACTGTTCACTGTGGCGGACTGCTGCTGCGTAACCTGCGCAGGTAGTTTCGCCTTTGCCGCCTCCTTACTGACAATACCGAGCTTTTCCAGCAGCCATGACACACCGGATTTAAGTGACTCAAGTGGGTGCATCACCATATTCAGACCTTCCGCCAGCGCCTCACCAAACCGACGCCCCATTGCAGCTGCGCTGTTCAGTTCTTCGGAAGTGGATTTAACCGGGGTAAGTAAATCATTGAACCAGCCCCACAAGGCCTGCACCCTGTCACCAATCCACTGAAACACGGGTCTGAGCGGCTCAAAGGCGGCGCTGATGGGCGCAGCAGCGGCTCTGAACCCTTCCACCACGCCCCCCAGAAATGCACTAATGGGCTGCCAGTATTTCCAGATAACCAGCGCCACGCCTGCCAGTGCAGCCACAACCAGCCCTACAGGACTGAGCAGCGCACCCAGCCGGCTACCAACAGCAAATAATGCCACGCGCAGCAAAGCCAGCGGACCAGAGATCAACAGACGCAGCACGCTACCTGTACGTGTGGCAGCGGCGGCTGCAGAAGGTAACGCTTTAACTGACAGCATGGACAGGCCAAACCGGATAACCGCCAGCGGTCCCAGCACAGCAGCCACCGCCACTGCCAGCGCCCCCAACCCAACAGTAATGGCTGCCGTAGCTGCCGCCACTTTCATCAGCGTGCCAGCCAGCACGGGATTCTGCTCAACCCAGCGACGCAACGCCCCGGTCACGCGCTTAACCATGCCCATAATATCCATCAGCGGCTGGCGCAGCGTTTCCCCCAGGCTGCTGAAAGCGTTTTGCGCGCCCGTCTTAACCAGCAACCACTGCGCAGACAATGAATCCTTGTTAATGTCGGATTCTTTCTGCATGGAGCCATTAGCACCACTGCCTGATGTGAGTTTCAGCTGGCGCTGCAGCTCCGGCAGGTTGTTAGCCAGCTTTGCCGCATCATCGCCAAACTCTTTGCCAAAAATCATTGTCATGGCTGACAGGCGTTTATCCTGCGGCAGATTGTTGACCTTCTCCAGAACCCGCTGAATTGTGCCCATGGCATCGGTGGTCATCTGCTTTTCAATCTCCGCCGGATTGAGTTGCAACAGATTCATGCCTTCAAAAAATCGTTTACTTTGCATGGTGGCAATGGACAGTTCACGCACCATGGCATTAGAGGCGCTGGCGGCGATTTCCGGGGCAGCCCCAAGAGAAAGGAATGTTGAACCCAGCGCCGCGGCCTTTCGGAAGTCAAGGCGGTCAGCCACGCCCCCCATACGCTGCAGGACGTTGATAATGTCCCCACCCTTTGACATGGCGTTATCGTCCAGGTAGTTCAGCGCATCGCCCAGTTGTTCAATATTGCGCGTCGGAACTTTATAGAGCTGCGCGATTTTCCCCAGCCCTTCTGCCAGTTCATCTGCGGGCAGCTCAAAGGCCGTTGCCGCTTTTGCCGCCGTGGATGCAAAAGCCAGCAGGTCACGTTTCTGCTCTTCGTAAGGATCGTCCTGATTGGTCACCCCCATGCGAGCACCACCTTCAACCAGCGCGGCATAGTCTATAGCGCCGTTCTCCATCGGCAGCTGTTCGCTGGCGGCCTTGATGGCATCCTGCATGTCATAAAACTGTTTTGTGCGGTTGCCATTATCGTCCCGCAGCCCGTTTACCTGCTTTGCCACGCCTTTCATGGCATCTTCCATGCTGGCGTAGCTCTTAACTGCCGCCACAACAGGTGCGCCCATTGCCACCCCCGCAGCCGTAGTGGTAGCCCCTGCCCCGGCGATGCGATCCCGCACCTCAAGACGGCGTGAATACTGATCGCGGACGGCGTTCATTCGCGCCTGCTGTTCGCCCAGGAGTTTAAGGGATTTCTGCTGCCGGTCCAGGGCCTGCCGGGTTTCGTCGGCATTCTGCCGCAGTTCCCGCTGCGCACTACTGAGCTTTTTCGTGTCCAGCCCGGCTTCATTGAGCGCAAGACGCTGGCGCTGCACCGACTGACGTAGACCGTTATATTTGCTCTGTAACTCCGTAACGCGGTTTTTTGCCTGCTCAAGCAACCGTGCCTGCGCCGCCGTCGGGCGGTTGGTGGCAGAGAATTGCGTGGCAAGTTTTGCAGCTTCTTCGCGTGCGGCTTTCAGGCTGTTACCGGTGACTGCCAGCTGCGCGCTGGCCTTGCGGAAACCGTCAATGCGGCCCGCCTGAGCATCTAATTCTTTTAAACGGGCGCGGCTTTGCTGAATCGCTGTAGCCAGCTCTTTTGAGCTGGCCTGCGCGGATCGAAATGGGCGGGTGAGCTTGTCAACCGCATTAAGAATCACCTGCAGACGCAGGTTATTGTCACTCATCGCTGGCCCCGCTTCGCTGAATTGCCTTATGCCGCCACGCCAGCACCTCAGTCAGCGGCATAACGTCAGTGATGGATGGCGACCAGTGAAAGATGGTGGCGATGTCCGCCACAAGATCATCAATCGTCAGGCTGTCGGTAAACCGGCAAGCACCGACTTCTTCAACAAAAAAGTCACCACCTCTACCGACAGCGCGGTGAGATCGGCGGGGTCCAGCTCTGCCATTTCCTGCGCGGTCAGCGTCGGGGTGGAGATTCGTGGGATCACAGTCATCATTGCGCCCACGTCCATATCCATAATGGCCTGCAGACGGGTGCCACGCAGTGCGCCGGACTGAGGCTTGCGCAGCACAATTTCGGTAATTTCAGCTTTACCGCGCATGATGGGAGTATCCAGTTTTACGGTCTTTTCAGTCAGCTTGTCGCTCATGTTCGTATCCTGTTAATGAAATACTGGCGTGGCTGCCCGCGCCGTTAAGGTTAATCAGAGGCCGAGGGCATTACGGTGTGCTTCCATCAGGTCCACGCCGCCAACGATTTCTACCATGTTGACCAGATCGACCTCATAGAGCACCTCACCATTAATGGTCAGCTTCGCGTAGCTGTTGGTACTGCTGACTTTGGTGCTGCTGCTCTCGCCGGTTTTCCACTCGCCGGAATCCACTTCTTTATGGCGCCCGCGCACAACCAGCTCAACGGCCTGCACTTCGCCGGTATCGTCACGCTGAATGGAACCGGTGAAACGCAGCTGGATGCCGTCAACGGTTGCCTTGCCCATCTGCTTGAATAACAGCAGCTCGGTACCGCCGATTGAAAATTCCGTGTCCAGTGCACCGTCATCCAACCCCATGTCCACATCCACTGCGCCCGGCATACCGCCGCCGCGATACTTCTCAAACTTGCGGGTAAATTTCGGCAGGGTCAGAGACTCAACGATCCCCTGCCAGTTGTTCCCGTCGTTGAACAGGTTCAGGTGTTTTAACTTGCGTGGTAAAGCCATGATTCCCCCTTATGCAGCGACACGGCTGGCAAAATCGACCAGGTAACGATCGGTGATGCGCTGGCGCAGCATCAGGTTTTCAAGCGGAGGCACCGGCGTGTAGTCATAATCGATGGTCAGTTTCCCGGCTTTAAGGGTGTCTTTATCGTTAACAGACTCATCCAGCCAGCAGTCACCACCAATCAGGTATCCCTGGTTGACCAGACTGCGCATCTTGGCGCGTAGTCCTTCAATAATGTCGCGGGCCAGCGACGGATTAAGCACGCCATCCACCGCCCACATGTGCGCCTCCGCCATAGTGTCAGCCAGCACCTGCGCCGTGCGGGTGTAGTTCTCAAAGGCAAACAGCGGATCGTCACTGAGACAACGGGAACCCCAGAAGCGGAAGCCGTCTTTGCGGATCAATGTGGTGACGTCATTTTTGTTCAGCAGTCCCGCATCGGTTGCCGGGTCCTGCAGATCCCAGAACACATCAGCGGAAATGCCGGTGACACCGTTCACACCCACATTGGACAGGGTTTTATGCCAGCCGATCTGCTCGTCGATTTTGGCACGCAGGCCGAGCGCACGGGCGGAGGCGTAAGCCGTCGCGTCTGCTTTCAGCACGGTGTCAAAGTTGATGAAGTCAGGCCAGATCAGCATTCCCTCGCGCTGACTGAAATTCTCGCGATAGGCAATAGCTTCCTCCACCGTTTTGCAGCCATTAGCAGCAAGGTAGGCAAACCCGCGCAAGCTTTGCGCCACGCCCAGCAGTTCAGTAGCAACGGCCTGAGTGTCATGTCCCGGCACCCCAAGAATGCGCGGCTTGACACCGAGCTGCGACTGCGCCGACAGTAGCGCTTTCATGCCCGTTTTCTTACCGTCAGAAGTTACGCCGCCGATAATATTGGAGGTGGTTTCCGCTTCGGTTTCGCCCTGCGCCACACGCACAACGACAGTCACGGGTTTTGCCTGATCTGCAATCGCGTCCAGCGAGCGGGCCAGCGTGCCGGACTCCCCCGCTTTACCGCTGGCGGTGAGCACATCAGTCAGCAGGACCGGCTTATTGAGGGGGAACACGGACGCATCAGCATCATCGCCGGTGCAGACCATGCCCACGATGGCAGTGCTCACCGTGGTAATAGGTCGGGTGCCCTCGTTGATTTCAACAACGCGCACCCCGTGGTGGTAATCCTGAGCCATAAGGCAGTCTCTCCGGTTGACAGGGATACCTTATGTTCTGGTTGCCAGGCGTGCGGCGCACGTATTTCACGATGTGTCAGTGCTGGTACAATATCGCCACTTTCAATGCGACTGATTTACAGGGAATTTCTTGTAAAGAGTGGAAATGCTAACATCAAAAAGTAATCCAACACGATGACAACTTTCACCGGCGGCAAGCAACCGTCCGGCCTGCTCCCATTGTTCCGGAGTGAGCTTTGGACGCCTGCCACCGACTCGCCCTTGCGCCCTCGCAGCGGCAAGTCCGGCGCGGAAGTGGACGCTGCAGACTGCCCTGATGATTGCCATGGTGATGGCTACTGGTGATACAGGGATGGTAAGATTTTACCCGTTTCGGTGGATTGTCAGGCTAAGGCCGAAACCACCCGACAGAAATTACTTAACGATGCAGGTAATGCTATTAAGGACTGGCGCACAGAATTAACGTTGGGAATTATCAGTGATGAAAATAAAGCAGCTTTAATTCTGTGGATGAATTATATCAATATTCTTAAATCGCTGGACTTAACTGGCGTTTCAGACGAAGCCACTTTCACAGCAATCAGGTGGCCTTCATTACCACGGGAGTGATTTACTGGCTATCAATATTCCTGCTCATCAGTTTCTTAGGCCATCTACACACATTTATTTTGGTACGAGTTAAAATATTGCAAAAAAAATATCAAAGCTTATTATTTTTTCTTTAGGTAAATTTTCGTTCAATAAACTTAATTGTTTATTCAATGATGATACAGCGTGAACTATGCTGGAAATGAAGGAAGTCAACAGTATGGATAATCTGAATATTCACGGGTGACATTATGAGACATCGTATATTTTTCCCATTGCTTCTGGTGTTGTCGGCTACAGCCTTTTCGGCATCGGCGATGGCTGCCAGTGATTCCCCCCCACCAGATAATACAAAACACTCTTCCAGTGGCTGGCCGCCAATGCCTGCCCCATATATTCGCCCACCATGGTGTGACAAATGGCCACAAGATATAGAGAAACCACTGGAGTGGTGTCAGATTTGTGGTTGCTAATTTTTTACAGAAAACTATAACAACCATATCAGGACTGATGGTATATCTGGTCATTAAGTTTCATCAGTTCTTACTGAACTGAATATTACTTCAGGCTGGCATATTTTATTAACATCAGCCTGATTTTTCACAACGTCATATTACTGGCTTACAGGTACATCAGGCCAGTCAGGATTTGTGGTATCTACCCGGCTTACCAACACCCTGTATTTTTTCCACTCGTCGAGCTGCACTTTCTCATCATCTGTTGCGATTTCAAGATCAACAGCATCCTGTAATGGCGCGATTTTCTCCGCTGCTGTTTGCAAAAGACGGCTTTTGGTCCCTTCAGCTTCACGAAGTCTGGCCGCTGTTTCAGCCACTTCGTCTTTTACCCACGCCTTACCATTCCATTTCTGATATTTACCATCAGGTGAAACTGATGTGACGTTTTCAGGTAGCGGACCGGGAGAGGAGATATAAACCTGATTGCCGGTTGTTGTGTCGTAAACCGTCTCGCCACGGTGGTCCTCATGCAGACTCCACATTTCGGTTTCAGCGTCAAATACAGCAATATGACTAGCGGGAATATCAGGGGGTGCAATATCCGTACAGTTTGCCGGTAATCCCGTGTGTGGCGGTATATACGCATCACCTGCCCCAATAAATTCATTCGTATCTGAACGCAGGTTATAAATCGTAATTGTCTGCGCTTTGCTGCTCATTTTAAAAGTCATTATGCAAGCCTCACTATGTAATTAAATGCAATGTTTTTAACCGTTGTTTCCTCATTACCGACTGCGTCCACAATAACGACGTGGCCGTGTGGGCCGATATATACAGTGTGGTCATGCGGACCAATCCATGTGGTATGTGCGTGATCGCCATTCCAGCTTGTTAACTGGTCATTGCCATCATGCTGGACGCGAATTTTTCCACCGATTGAATCACCACCGTATGTGCCGCCCGCCGAATGGTTATGACCGCCTGTTGTATTAGAGCTCTTCGTTCCGTAATCAAATGACGACGTACCTTTCGTTCCCAGATCGGTATCCAGCGCCCGCGCGCCGTGGCTGTGCGATTTGTTGCCGTCCATTTCTTGCGACAGTACAGCACGTCCACTGATGGGCTTACCCTTTATTGTCCAGCCTCGCATGTCAGGGATAACGCCAGACGGATACGCTATAGCCAGTAACGGGTAAGCAGATTTATCAAACGTCTGCCCCTGCATCAGGGCGTAACCAGCAGGGATGGTGTCAGACGGCCACGCAATAGCCGCGCCGACAGGATTCAAATCTGGGGGTACTGGAGGTGGATTCAGGGAGGTATAGAGCATCGCCCATTCTGACCACTCAGCGTCAGGGGTATCTCGGTGGCTACGGATATATGCAGGCGCAGGAGCACCATTAACCCCACTCCATCCGATTAATATCTCTCCATCACCGGTTCCGGTCAGACGCAAAATATTCCCGTATTCCGTTGGATAGCCGTTGTTGTAAACCTCGCCCATTATCAGGCCGCCATCACTGCCCCTCGTTGTGCCAGTCAGTGCGGGAAGCGTGCCGCGTGATACCAGTCTGTTCGCTGCAACAGCCGTACCGTTGGCAGGAAGCGCTCCGATATTTTGTACAAACAGCGGCGTATTCTGGATATCCGCGCCGTTCTGGTCTTTTTGCATGGCGCCAGTGGCCAGATTTATCGTTTCGCCTAAACCAAGATATGCGAGAAGGCCGGCGACATCTTTTCCGCTTAAATTCGTCAGTGTATTGTCCAGCGGTTGCTTTCCAGCCAGAGCGTTTATCATCGTCGTGGCAAAGTTCGGGTCATTCCCCAGAGCCGCTGCCAGCTCGTTCAGCGTATCCAGTGCTGCAGGCGCAGAATCCACTATTGCCGCGATAGACGATGCCACAAATTCCGTGTTTGCAATCTGTTTAGTGCTGTTACCCGCCGCTGGCGTCGGTACCTTTGGAATCCCTGTGAGTGTCGGGCTGTCCTTCTGCGCATACTGTGAATGCGGGTCCGGCGCAGCAAGATGCTTTGCCATCAGGTCGTCTACATATACCTTCAGCTCCAGCGCCTTATCATCTACATATTTACGGGTTGCCAGCACTACTGCAGGGTCAATTTTCAGGGTGATGTTATCGGTGCTACTGGTAATCAGTACCATGCGCACGGTCTGCGTACGTCCGCTCCCTTCTGTCAGCTGCGGCTTGTAGCTCTCAGGGCAGTTACCCACGGCGATCAGTGCGCCGGTTTCATCAAACAGGCCGACCTCACGAATCCACCATCCCCCCTCAGTTTCCGGGATCACTTGCTCAGCAATAATCTGGCTGCTGTTCTGCGGGTCGATATACAGCATATTCAGCGCTGCTCGACGCTTCTCAGCAACTAACGCGGTCTGTTGCGCGCTGGGTGTGGGCAGCACACCGCCACCGTCGCCCACCGCCATATGGGTAATTTTCAGCGGGACACCGAGCGCGGCGGCGCTTGCCAGTTTCGCCGCACCGATCTCCGTCAGCAGGGTATAAAATTTTGCGCTCATGGATTCACTCTCATTGTGTCAATAACATGGACTGCCCCGCCTTCATGTGCGGTGCCGCCGGAAACAATCGTTTCATTGATATACGGATACACCGTGATTTCTTCGCCAAGGTAGCTGGCTGCGCCAACCCAGTAAGGGCCGCTGGTCTGCATATTAATAGACATACCTGTCATGTGGCGGCTGCATGGTTTGGCATCGCTTATCAGGCGCTCCAGCTCCAGATAGGTGTCTTCGGTGATACCATGATCCTGTACGCCAATATCCAGACGGAACGTCCCCGGCGTTTCGCCGGTCTGCCACCACTCAATGATGCGGATCAGGAAGCCGAACGGCTCCACCACGCGCCGCACGGCGCTGGTTGTCCCCTTGTGCTGATGGATATAAAAAGCGTCCTGCACAACGCGGCGCTTGACGCTTTCTGTCCAGCTCTCATCCCAGCGGTCAACAGAAAACGCCCAGGCCAGATAAGGCAGGAATCTGATCGGGCAGGTTGCCGGGTTCCACAAATCACGCAGCGATACCTGCAGATCGGAAATCCCGCTGCAGGTCTGCGCCAGTCGGCGCTCAAGCGGCGACGAACCCGGCGGCAACAGACTATTCATCCGTGCCCCCGTTGGTAACGCTCCATTCAGTACAGGATGCCGCCTGCGTCTTATCCAGCACCACATCCTCCAGAGGGGACGTCAGCTCCACACGCTGGACGCCCTCCACGTGCAACGCGGCATAAATGGCGCTGCGGCGGATATCACGTCCCAGCCTCGTCTGACTGGCGATGTACTTCTGCAGGCTGGCTTTTGCCGCCGCCATAACAGGCTCCGCTTCCGGCCCCGGATAAAGAAAAATGGTAGCCTCCACCCGGTACGGTATGATCTCCGCACTACGAACCATCAGACGGTCAGCCACCGGGCGTACACTCTCACTGTTCAGGGCTTTTTCAACCACATCCAGCAGGTCTTTTACTGCTGTACCGTCACCCTCCCGGCTCAGTACGGTAAGTACCACCTCTGCAGGGGCCGGACTGGTTGCGCTGGCATCTGCCACACGTCCGTCCGCACTTCTGGCGTGAAATTCATAGGCTCCCGTAGGGCCAGCAACGGACAGTCCCTCAAATGCTGCAGGGATGCGCTGGCGCAGCGCCTCATCATCTTCCATCACTGCGGCGACCGGCGGTACTGCATCATTATCAGCAGGCACTACCGTCAGGCGTTTCACGTTGCAGTTGGCTGCCAGCTGCTCAAGATCATTTCCTATCGAATAGGCCACCATCACCGCCCGCGCAGCCTCGTTAATACGCTGGCGCAGCAGGATTTCGCGGTATGTGCTTTCCTGCAGCAGCTTGGTGACGGGTTCAGATTCCAGCGCCAGCGTGCGCCGCACCGCGTCCTGTTCATCCACAGGATAAAGAGCCACAAAAGCGGCCTTGCGCTCAGCCAGCAGCGTCTCAAAATCCGGCACGTCCACTATCTGTGGCGGCGGTAACCGGGAAAGGTCAATGACTGCCATTGTCTGCTCCTGTTGATATGGAAAGGGAAACCGGTGCTCCGTTATTACTATGTCCCGTAAGCTCAACCACCATAGAGCCGTCAAAATTGCCGTTGATGGTGATGGAGTCCAGCGTAAGGCGCGGCTCCCAGCGGTTCAGCGCCACATAGACTGCAGACATAATCTGCAGGCGCAGTGCCGGGTTCTGCGGCTGGTCAATCAGGGCTGACAGTAGGGAGCCATATTCCCGGCGGGCAAGACGACTGCCCTGCGGCGTCAGCAGAATATCCCGCACCGACTGGCGCAGATGGTCGGTATCTGCAATGACCTGCCCGTCATTCCTGCTCATACCGATATACAACGTCATACCGGACCTCCCGATGTATCCCCGCCTGACTTAACGCCAGTGTGACCGTGTTTATCCATCACGACCCCGTTAGAACTCATTGCGCCGCCGCCCTGGGTGACGCCGCCGTTGATCACCACCTCGCTGTTAATGCGTGTTGTGTCAGCCTCCACCACAAACTCACCGGTTTTGAGGGTGATATTGTCCGCCGCCTCGATCACCATGGATTTGATACCCCGAACATGCCACCGCCCGGTGGCGGGTTCGTACTCAAACCAGCCCCCGTCCGGGTACTCCGTCACGCAGCCGTCCACGGAATCCGACGGCGGCGGAAACTGATTGGAGTAGATGGCAGGCAGCACAAAAGCGGTTTCCAGATTGCCGCCCATGCTCAGCACCACCACCTGCTCATCCGGCGACGGGCACCACCATGTACGGGCACCACCGGCACGCAGCGTCAGCCAGTTAATCCAGTTAGTTTCAAGCTCGCCCACTTTCACCCGGCACAGCCAGTTTTCCCGGTCCACTTCGGTCACAGTGCCGGTGCGGATCAGGTTGGTGATAAGGCGCATGATTTCGGTCAGTTGTGCGTTCATGCCTTTATTTTGTAATAAAGGTCATGAACGCAAAAGATGGATGATTTGTATGAAGGATGAAACAAGGAATTAACTAAATGGATATTAAGTATTCCTTTGTAACAACTATATTTTCAATATCATTTTTGTACATATTCATTAGAGCGAGTACTTTTTCAGTTAGTTGTTCAAAACTAACCTGCTCAACAATCAAGCGCTCCCCGTGTGCAATATTGTTCCTCGCACTCACTATTGACTCATCAATATAAGGATAAAAGGCCTTGTATTGATGAGTGTCGATACCAATAGACTTAGCGATGTTATCGAAAACTTTAGAACTTAAATTAGACTCGGTATCAACATAGTTTTCATGCCTTATCACTGCTATATTAGTCTTTTTCTCTATCAATGCAGTTAAAAACCTTATACATGTATCAACATCCTTAGTTTCAGAAAATCCATGAATCTCTTTTTTAAGGGCATGGGTCATATAAACTAATTTCAAGGACTCCACCTGTATTTTTTGATAATTAAGGAAATTCAAAAAATACTCGGTTGCGTTTTTGACAAAACCTTCCCAATGGGAATATGATATCGCAACACCAGACCTGATGATTGTTTTCTTTAGAGACCCCTCTTTTGCTTTTGCCTCCATGCGTAACTGTATTATCTCTTTAGTTCGCCAAGAAAGTTCATTCGTCAACTCTCGGCTCAACATTTCAGCGGTTCTTATTTCCATTTTAGTCAAACCAAACTGGAGCTTTAGGCAGGGTATTAATCAAACGACTTGGCGCATTAACTCCAGCCCGAGCATAGTTTGTAAATTCAGGATTATTCCAGATTGCTTTGATTTTCTCTTCGACATAATCCGCTGACTGCTTTTCATACTTATCAATATTCGCAGCAATACCCTGTGTAATAACCTCATAAGCAGAAATTAAAAAACCTCTTGAGAAGTTATTGCCATCATATTTCTTAAACGAATTCTGACCTGTAGTTTTAGCTAAAACATCAAACGTTCTCTTAAATAAATCACTCTCAGCATCTATGTTATAATTTTTATCCGATGCAATATTTCGAGAAATATTATTTAACCATTCATTTATATCTACGCTTTTATCAAAAGGAGAGTATCTATAGGCAAGAAAACGCAACGTAAGATCCAATGGCTTCTGTTCTGATATAGATTTTTCAGTTTGAAGGGTTACTTCCTTGAAGCTAGCATACTGACTTAGTTTATTAAGTTTTTCGAATAATTCCGGATTAAGCATAACCATGATGCAATTACGCACTTCTTGATCTGTGAGTCTAGAACCACCTGTATTTAACCTTTCAAATAACTCATATTTAGTCTTTTCATCACTTTCCTTTTTAAGTATTTCCACTCGCAACCGAGAACGTTCAAAATCCAAACGAATAGATAAAGGAATAACCTTTTCATCGTCTTCTGATTCTTTTTCCCACTTCATACCATCAAGGGAAGGTAGCAGTCTTGTTCCAGAAGGAATGAACTGAGGATGACAAGTCCCATCGTCTTTTTTTAACACACCTGAAAACTCAAATATAGTAGACAGCCTTTGCAAGCCATCAATAACCTCCCATCTCCCACTCTCATCGGTAAATACAAATATAGGAGGAATAGGAATACCTAACAATAATGACTCAATAAAACGAGTTTTCTGTGATTCATCCCATCTAAACAACCTTTGATAATTTGGATTAATTATAACTTCATTTCTTTCATAAATACGACTCAGCTCCCCAACTGACATATCAAAGCTATCTTTAGATATTTCTTTCTTTGCTAGATTTAATTCATCCTGCAACCCCATTTTTGGACCCCTTATGTTTTAACGTTTCATATAATCTAACATAATGCTTTTAACTAATTCTACAGTATTGTTGGTATGTCCAAGCAGTCTCCGTTCAGGATACTTTTTTAAGGGACCTAATTTTGTAATTCTGTCGCGCAGGCCGTAGTGGTGTACACGGGCAATACGCTGCACCTGCCCAGCAAACTCAACGCTGGCAGAGTCCGCAGTTGCGGCGGTTTTAAGATATTTAGTTGTGCGCAATTTGGCAAACATCTGGCGTTTGATACGTCCCTTCTTGCTACGGGCTGTCACCCTGCGCGGCTCATAGCCGCTGCCGTCAGGATTACGCTGCAGCCTGATGTTCTGCTGCTGCGTCCGGCGCAACTGTTGCGCCAGTTGCCGCATCATACGGTTGCGTGCGGCAGGCTCCAGATTCGCCAGCAGCGCCGTCAGGCAGTCATCCACCTTCTGCAGCTCATCCACGTTTCACCGTCCACATTTCTTCGGGTTCGTCCGGCTCCGGCACCGCTTCAACGCTCGATACGCTGCCGTCAGTGCTGACCAGCACACGCTCAGTCAGTTGCAGGTTCATGCTGATATCGCACACATCGTTTCGCAGAATATCCACTTCAAAGGTGAACAGTTTTTCGCGTAGATCCGGGTTGTTGATGGCGTCCGGCTGGCTGGTACTGAGCCACAGCAGGACTGGGGCCATCAGCAGATTCTGGTCGCCGCTGAAATCCTCGATCACCACGTTCAGGGTGTAGCGGTATTCCCATGACATGGAACTGGCTCCTGTTGCCACCAGTGAGCCGTTATCAACGAAAAGGTGCAGCTTGTCCGGGTTGTCCCGGACATAGGCAACCGCTTTATTCAGGGCGCTGCGTAAGGACTGCGGTTTGTTCACTGTCTCGCTCCTGACACGCAATAATTGTGTCCACTTTGTCAGCACAGACCGCCCAGGCGGCCTCGGTTTCATCCAGCACCGCATTCAGATCGCCGTTACTGCTCGGCGCTGACCTTTCCAGGCGGCACTGCGTCACTCTGGGACAGCCACTCACGGTAAGCTGCACCTCCGGCGAGGGCCGGACGCTCCCGCAGCCGGATAATGTCAGCAGGCAAAGGAGTGTCAGCCCAGCGGCGCAAATCCTCGTTTTCACGTTTCAGTTCCTCGATCCGGCGCTGACGGCTTCGCAGCAGTGCGGTGGTCTGTTCCGCTGCCGCATAAAGCCGCGTCTGCTCCCGGCTGTTGGTTTCGGTCAGAATGGACAGGCCGATCAGCTGGCTGTTTTTCTTCGTCAGCTCCTGCGTTTTGCTTTTCAGCGCCGCGCCCTGCGTTTCGATGGTGTGGCTGGCATTGTTTAACCGCCACGACTGCCAGCCCAGCGCCGCAAGTGCCAGCGCCAGCACTACCGCCAGCGCACGCATCGGGCCGCCATCGGCTCATGAAGCTGCGAGCGGGCAATCTGATACAAAACCAGCGTCAGCAGGTAAAACACCAGGGTGATCACCCATCCCGAAAACGCCAGGCACAGAACAATAAGCAGCCTGATAGCCCATGTACGCACGGGTTTTACGGGGTGCGCCCTGAATTTGATTAATGCCGCTCTGACCTCATCGCGCGCCCGATCTCCGGCGAACCACCCGACAGCGCACAGCGCAGCAAGCAGCCAGGCGAGGAAGCATGACACCCAGACAGACGCACCAACCAGAACCGGCGCACCGCTGCGCGGATACAGCAGGCTGATTACCAACAGCGCAGCCCATGCCAGCTGGAAAAAAACGCTCATGACTTTCTTTTTCATTCCGTTATGCTCCTTTTAAGCACCAGGCCATTTCCCGCGCGCGGCGGTTGTCCAGCCCCTGATTAAACACACCTTTGACATATACCCAGCGCGGCAGCTGATGGCAGGCATCCGCCCAGCGCCGCTGGTTCAGCAACTTAACCAGCGTGGAGCTGCAGGCGTTGCCGGTGCCCACGTTGAAAGCAAACGACACCACCGCGTCATAGACCTTTTGCGGCATCGGCTGCACCACACATTTATCCAGTGCCCGCTCCACGCGCAGCACGTTGGTGATAAGTCCCTGCGCCGCCTGCCGTTCCGTGATGGTTTTTCCAGGCACCACACCGGACGTATTGCCGATCCCGTCAGTCCAGACGCCCGCGCTGCACTGATAAGGCTGCAGGCGGCATCCCTCGTAATCGGCGATCAGTTTCAGCCCCTCAACGGAGATATGAAGCGACTGAAATCCGGGCAGCGTGGTGGCGATAGCCAGCACCGCCCCGACAAGGCAGCGCTTAACGATTGAAGGATTCATATTCCCCCCGCGAAATCTTGCCGCCACGTAACAATTTGAAAGACTGGTGTTTGTAGTACCAGTTGATAGCCAGCATCAGCACACCAATCAGTACGCCGCCAACCGTTGACGCATCCTTGAGCGACAGATCGCCCAGCCATGCCAGCAGCACGGCAATGCAGTAAGTGATAAAGGCGCTGATTCGTTCAAGCGTCATAATTCAGTCCCATAGCTGGACGGTCTGCGCCGTGGTTGACGCCGTAATGTCCGGCAGCTCCACATGCAGCCCGTGCGGTAAAAATGGGCCGTACTCAGCCAGCCCCGGATTTGCCTGCAGAACCTGCTCAGTGACACCCTGCGTGCGCCCGTAATGACGCCAGCAAAGCGCGTCCACCGTGTCATACTGATGCGTACGCACTTTCATCAGATAAGCTCCACCGTACAGTGCGGTGCATCCTGCACCTGGCTGATGGCCCAGCGGGCATCACGCCACAGATCGCCGCTGGCCTCCGCCAGCTCCTCCCCTCGCTTCACGCCTGACGCCGTGGCGTCATAGTCCTGATAACGCTCATTAAGCACAGCGCGCGCCCAGCAAAAAACAGCGTTGTGGTAGTGCCGGATACGCTCGCTTTTACCGTCCAGCATTTCTGCGGGAACCTCAGCAAGTGTCCGCCAGCCCAGCATCTGCTGACGGTTGCGGAAGTCGTACAGCTCAGCGTTAACCTCAGAGATCGCCGTCAGCACGACCTGCTTTAAACGCGGCTGCGTCACCGTGCCGTCAGTGCGCATCACACTGCGAAATTCCGACAGGTCCACATCAGGCCAGAACGGCGTATTTTTGATGACCTCCGCCTGTTCCGGTGCCTGTTCGGGCGCAACAAACTTCATGCGGCTTTCTCCTGAATAAGTGGGCGGTGGACGGAATTTTGATGTGGCAGTGCCTTTCGCCATCCCGTGCCGCCCGTGCGCGGGGCACGTTCGTTAGCGGCTGTCATTGCGCAGTCTGCGCTCCAGCTGCTGCTTTTCTTTTTTCACACCGCAGCGGGGATCGAGCTGCAGCGCATGGGTAAGGTGATTCAGGGCAGACGCCGGATTGCTTTCGCTAAGTACAGCGCCGATGGCTTTATGCAGGCGCGCCCGCGACTGGTCCGGCATATCCAGATCAGTTGTCAGGTCCAGCGTCTGCAGAAGCAGATCGGCATCAAAACCGGCAGCGGCCAGCAGAGCGCTTTGCGCCGCGTCTGCCATTTCTTCTGCCAGCACGGTCTGCACGTTACGGTTGCCCAGCGGCATCACCCAGCCATGGCGCAGCGCATGACGCCCGATTTCCAGCGCACCGGCATAATCACCGGCGTCGATACGCCACAGCATCACGTACATCAGCACGTCATCCTGTTGTGTACCTCCGGCAGCCAGCACACCCTCCGCCCAGGCAGAATATTTCGGCAGCAGCTCCACCTTGATTTCCGCCTTTTTCACCGTGGACTGGATGCCTTTAAGGCGACGGCGATCTTCTGCCAGTTGCAGCAGCATCAGGTCATAGCCAGACGCATGGCGGCGAACACTGCCGCCCTCACGGGCGGCCTGTTCGGCCTGAATGCGCAGGCGGTGCTGCCGTGCGGGACTCAGGCTCATGCGTTACTCTCCATTTCCTGACTCTGCGGCTACAACAGGTGCGGCAGGCGGAGTGAAATCACTCATTTCGATGTTTTCCACCAGTGCCGCGCAGCGGTAGTCCTCGACCACATACGCCTCGTTAACGGATTCAAAGTTTTCAATCCGGTCACGTTTCGGGTTGTCGATAACAGAACGGCGGCGGGTGTCTTCCTGCCAGTAGATGGACAGGTTATCCAGTCGGGTGATTAACAATGCATTTGCCGGGAAGAAAGGCGCACGCACAGCCTGCAGGCCGCCCATACGTTTCTGGCTGATGATCATATCGGCGGCAATTTTTTCGCTGTTATCCTGCTCTTTGTTGACCAGCGGGAAATACTTGTCAGACAGCAGTTCACGACCACAGACAACAACCAGCTCATCATCATCCTGATACTCCACATCGATCAGCTCGTTGACGGCATCCATCACCACAGCGTCAAGGTTTACATACTTACCACCCGGACCTACTTTTACCGGCTCCGCAGTAGTGGTGCCGTCTTCTGCGGTTTTACTGCCCATAACATGATCCGGCGCGTCTTCGCGGATTTTCTGTAACCAGCCTTTATTGACGTCCTGCAGCAGCGGGTTTTCAGCACGATTTGAGGTTTTGGCGCGCTTCACGCCGTTAAAGCCGATCATGATGCGGTCCAGCGCCTGACGCTTGACGATGGCGTTGCGGATACGCACCTGGAAGTCCTGGAACTTGGCCCACAGATCCAGTTTTGCGTAGGTCAGCACCGTATCAAAGTTGGTCTGTTCGCATTTGTATTCCACGTCTTCCATCAGCGTCGGATCGGTAGGCTCGCGCTCTTTGGTGGTGGTATCGGTGGTTCCGGCAATGGTGCTGCCAACGCCCAGCCCCAGCAACTGCCCTGACTGCTCAGTGACCGGCGTGATGTTAATCAGCGTCAGGAAAGCAGCGGACTGCTGGATGTGGTCTTCCAGCGTCTGCTGCACGGACGGCTCAACGGTGAACTTGCTGGAGAGTTCTTCAACCTCCACACCATTCAGGCGCGCCAGCTGCTGTAGGTAAGCGTTAAAGGCAAAGCGGGTTTTCTTTTTCATCGGGTTTTATGCTCCATCAGCAATTGGTCAGGGTGCCTGCAGGTGCGTCACCGCCCGGCGCGCGCTGGCGGTAATCCTTGCGGCTGTCTTCGCGGCTCAGCTGCTGCTGTAGCTCGGCAAAGGCGGTCTGCTGTTCCTGCAGGGAGGACTCCAGCGCGGAAAGGCGCTCACCGTTTTCAGCCAGGGATTTATCAGTGCGCTCGCTCAGGTTCTGCTGCTCGGTGGCGACAAGTTCCACGGCTTTATGCACGTCGGAGAAACGCGCATCGTCGGTCTGATCTTTTTTGGTGAACAGCGCGGTGACGCGGGCAAAGAGGGACGGCTTTTCGTCCTGGGCTTCTTCCAGTTCGATCAGCGTTTCAACCGCTTCCGAAAACAGGTTTTCAGGGTTCTGCTTACGGTTTGCCAGCGGGTTATGTGCGGCGCTGGCGCTGAAAGCCAGCATTTCGGTGCCAAGGCTCGCAGGATCGTCCGTCGCACCCAGCCCCACAAGATAGGCTTTGCCGGTGTCGGCAAACTTCGTGCTGACCTCCATGGAGGTGAAAAGCTTCTGGCCTTTTTTCACCAGTTCCACCAGGGCGTCAGTGGGTTCGATATCGGCATAAAGTGCCATCTTGCCCGCCAGCGGGCCGTCCTGGATTTCTTCTGCAACCAGCCCCGTCACCCTGCCATAGCGGTTAAAAGTGCTCTCCGGCAGATAAGACTTGATGTGCTCAAGGTTAATCAGCGCGGTATAGACCGTCGGGTTGTAGCTGGCAGCCATCTGTACTAGCCATTCACGCTGGATCTCGCGCCCGTCAGTGGTGGCACCTTCCACCCCGATACGGAAACGCTTTGCTTTCACTGTCATTAGCCATGCTCCGTTAGAAATAACTTACTGGAGTCTTATGTTTGCGGTGATGGGGGGAGTGAGACAACGCGCTGTATTTGTACGGTAAACCACACAAAACGCAGCTGGGGAAAGCCGCCATACAAGGCCGTATGTTTGGGCCATGAACACGACACTGACCCCCGCAGACCTCGATCCCCGTCGGCAGGCCATGCTGCTGTACTTTCAGGGATACCGCGTAGCCCGCATTGCTGAAATGCTGGGCGAAAAAGTTGCAACCGTTCACAGCTGGAAAAAACGCGATAAGTGGGGCGACTATGGGCCGCTTGATCAGATGCAGCTCACCACCGCCGCACGTTACTGCCAGCTCATCATGAAGGAGCAGAAAGAAGGGAAAGACTTCAAGGAAATTGACCTGCTGGCACGCCAGTCAGAGCGCCATGCCCGGATCGGCAAATTTAACGATGGTGGGAACGAAGCTGACTTAAACCCGAAAGTAGCCAACCGTAACAAAGGTCCGCGCAGGCAGCCGGAAAAGAACGTTTTCTCCGACGAACAGATCGAAAAGCTGGAAGAAGTCTTCCACGCCTCAATGTTCGACTATCAGCGTCACTGGTTTGAAGCAGGAAAAACAAACCGCATCCGTAATCTGCTCAAGTCGCGCCAGATTGGCGCCACGTTTTATTTTGCCCGTGAAGCATTGATTGACGCCCTGCTGACCGGACGCAACCAGATTTTCCTTTCTGCCAGTAAGGCACAGTCGCACGTCTTTAAGCAGTACATCATCGACTTTGCCAAAGAAGTTGAGGTGGAGCTGAAAGGCGATCCTATGGTGCTACCCAATGGCGCAGCATTGTACTTTCTCGGCACCAACGCCCGCACGGCGCAGAGCTACCACGGCAACCTGTACCTTGATGAATATTTCTGGATACCGAAATTCCAGGAGCTGCGCAAGGTGGCCTCCGGTATGGCCATTCACAAGAAATGGCGACAAACCTACTTCTCCACGCCGTCCAGCCTGACCCACAGCGCCTATCCGTTCTGGTCCGGCGCGCTGTTCAACCGAGGCCGTGCCAAAGCGGACAAGGTGGATATTGACCTGACCCACAGCAACCTTGCGCGCGGCCTGCTCTGCCCTGACGGACAGTACCGCCAGATCGTCACCGTGGAGGATGCGGTGCGCGGCGGCTGTAACCTGTTCGACCTCGACCAGCTGCGCATGGAGTACAGCCCGGACGAATACCAGAACCTGCTGATGTGCGAATTTATTGACGATCTGGCGTCAGTATTCCCGCTCAGTGAGCTGCAGGCGTGCATGGTGGACAGCTGGGAAGTCTGGACCGATTTTCAGGCGCTGGCGCTGCGCCCGTTTGGCTGGCGTGAAGTGTGGATCGGATATGACCCGGCGAAGGGCACGCAGAACGGGGACAGCGCCGGGTGCGTTGTTATGGCACCACCCACTGTACCGGGCGGGAAGTTCCGTATTCTGGAGCGTCATCAGTGGCGCGGGATGGACTTCCGCGCCCAGGCGGACGCTATCAAAAAACTAACTCAGCAGTACAACGTGACCTATATCGGCATCGACTCGACCGGCGTCGGGCACGGTGTTTATGAGAACGTAAAAGCGTTCTTTCCTGCCGTGCGGGAATTTGTCTACAACCCCAACGTCAAAAACGCCCTGGTACTCAAAGCGTACGACATTATCAGCCACCGCCGCCTGGAGTTTGACGCCGGGCATACCGACATTGCGCAGTCCTTTATGGCTATCCGCCGCGCCACAACCGCCAGCGGCAACCGCCCTACCTACGAAGCGAGCCGCAGCGAAGAGGCCAGCCACGCAGATTTGGCCTGGGCAACGATGCACGCACTGTTTAACGAACCGCTGCAGGGCGAATCCGCCAATACCAGCAATATTGTGGAGATTTTTTGATGAGTGAACTCGAAACCTTAACCAGCGCAACGCCAACAGAAGCTACAGCGCCTAAAAACGCAGGCGTAACTGCCGAGGCTTTCAGCTTTGGCGATCCGATCCCGGTGCTGGACCGCCGCGAGCTGCTGGACTATGTGGAATGCGTACAGATGGACAGATGGTATGAGCCACCAGTAAGCTTTGACGGGCTGGCGCGAACCTATCGCGCCGCCGTGCATCACAGCTCACCGATTGCCGTTAAGCGTGACATTCTCAGCAGTACCTACATCCCGCACCGCCTGCTCAGCCAGCAGGCTTTTTCCCGGTTCGCTCAGGACTATCTGGTGTTCGGTAACGCCTATCTGGAAAAACGCACCAACCGGCTCGGCGGCGTTCTCTCACTTGAGCCAGCACTGGCGAAGTACACACGGCGTGGCGTGGATCTCGACACCTACTGGTTTGTTCAGTATGGCCTGACCACACAACCCTATGAATTTACGCGTGGCAACGTCTTCCATCTGATGGAGCCGGATATCAATCAGGAGATTTACGGGCTGCCCGGCTATCTCTCCGCTATCCCGTCAACCCTGCTCAACGAGTCCGCAACACTGTTCCGCCGGAAGTATTACATCAACGGCAGCCATGCGGGCTTCATCATGTACATGACCGACGCAGCACAGAATCAGGAGGACGTGAACAATATCCGCCAGGCAATGAAAAGTGCCAAAGGTCCGGGCAACTTCCGCAACCTGTTTATGTATTCGCCCAACGGTAAAAAGGACGGCATCCAGATCATCCCGCTGTCGGAGGTTGCAGCAAAGGATGAGTTTCTGAATATCAAGAACGTGAGCCGCGATGACATGATGGCAGCACACCGCGTGCCGCCGCAGATGATGGGGATTATGCCGAGTAATGTTGGGGGGTTCGGGGATGTGGAAAAGGCGAGTAAGGTGTTTGTCCGCAACGAGTTGATACCGCTACAAAAGCGAATCAAAGAAATTAATGAATGGTTGAGTGATGAAATAATTTCTTTCCTACCATATGAATTATAATAAAGCAGGGCAGATACTGCCCTATTTTAACCAAATATTATAATCCAATCTTCCTACGTATCTTGAAATAACGGCTAGAGCAATTGCTTGCCCTACACTTGTTAGTTCAATTCCTTGATAGTTGCTCTTTGAAAATTTTTCTAAAAATGCAGACACATGAGGGGCAACTAACTTAAGATTTGAAATATACGCACTCTTATCTTTTATATCAGTCGGGTATTTATTCATGAAATAGTCTTCAACATCTATCCCTAAAAAAGTATTCCATGAACAAGCCCCTGCATATTGAATGTGATATATCTGGGCTTGAGACAAATTAAACCCATCAGTATACATTGATTCAAAACTTCTAAAATTGCGCTCCAACAAATCCAATCGAACACCATTAACAGGATCTTTGATCTCAACGTTCTTGAGAAGAAAAACTATCGTTATAAGTGATATTTGTTGCTGTGTTAACTTGGGAACGACAGTAACTGCCTCCGTTAAAACTATATCTCTAAAATCGTCATTGTTATTGGAGACTCGTTCAACTAACAACTGAGAAAGCACATCCATATTAGCTTTCTTTCCCTTCCTAGCTGATGACTTTAATGCCTCAGTCAATGTAGCCTGAACGTCCGGATCGCAAAATTTATCAATAATCAATCTATCAACGTTTTTTGTTAAATCCGAAACGACACGCTCTTCAAAATCTTTTGCATTCTCTTGAGCTGCAGCATAAGCAACATCTTTTAATTTTGGGAACTGATTTTCGAAGAGAATGTTGAATAGTTCTCTAACCTCGGAAAACGACATCCCTGAAACATTTACATTATTTCCAGCTTGAATTGCATACGAATTATTACCTATTTGTTGCTTTTGTTTATCACTAAACATATATCCTCCTTATTTTTTATCACTTGTATTTATACAATCAATTTTAATATCACCGCCAGCCTGGACACCAATTGAATTATCACCAACTGATTGACTCATAGAATTATATTTATTTTTTGTAGTGATAAGTAATCCAGCTAAAGCGCTAACTGCAGCCAAAAATGCAACAATAGAATCAAAACCAGGATCCATATAAAGCCATAATCCTGCAATCAATGCCAGTATACATGTAATGACTATTGCAAAAATTTTCATAAATTCTCCTTCTAATGGAAGTGGTTATACCGAAAACAATTTCCTTTTACAACCACGCACAGCGCGCGCTCGTATCCCCGCCACGCCTGCCCACTTTATGTAGTGGTTTTCATGCACCTGCATGACATAAGCAAAAGCCCGCCAGTTCTGGCGGGCCTTATCAAAAACGATCCTCAAACGATCATGCGATCTCATGCGGCATAGACATGCACTACATAGCTAACGCCTCGCAAAGCTCGTTGTTCAACCTTGCTGACGCCAGAAGCAAGTTCAGACGCCAGCAACGTTCCTATTCCTAACTGGGGAGATCCATTGAGCGGTTGTACTCATGAGTACGGATTTTCGCCATCAACTCATCAGTCAGCTCCGAAACCCACTGGATAGCAAGCCGCTTCTCTTCATCATCGCACTCACTAGCCGCTACAAGCTTCACAAAAAAATCAATGCGCTGGAGCTTCAACGACTCCAAAAAATAGTCCTGCATTTTCCCCTCCAATCAAAAACAACTGTATATAAACACAGTATATAATTACCCATCAAATGTAAATTGTTTTTTTATGTTTCAAACAGATGGCTCAAGTGCGATGCTTTACAGGAGACAACGGAATGAGGAATAAATCGATGCGTAAAGCATGTATTGAACTTATGGCAGGAACTAACGCAGCCTGCCTGGTTGCAGGTGAACTAGGCACTGGCCGCTGTCTTTACTTGGTTGTAGTAATGGAAGACATATTTGGTAAACCTACAACAGAACAATGGCTAAAATCCTTAAGGCTCTGCGAGGCCAAGGCGGCTGAACTGAAGTATGAAGTTGCCCGCATTCGCGGCAAGAGTCTGGCTGGCTTGTAACCCTTCAATCTAAGGCGCCTTAGTACCACTGGCGCCATTTATCATCTTCTTGCAAACGTTGATCCCGATAAAACAGGCGCAACCCTGCTCCAGATGGGATGCTACCACCACGCAAAAGCAGATCCACTTCCGCATTGCTTGCATCAAAGCCTCTGGAACTCAGTTCTGCCTTAAGCTGCAGGCGCCGATGCTCCGAAATATTCTGTTTGTATACTGTTTTCCGCTTCGGTTTTACCAGTCTCAACCTGGCGGTAAGCTCCCGCCGTTCCTTCTGGCCCATGTTGTGGAGATATTCCTGCAGCTCCTTCTCATCCATGATTTTAATATCGGGTAAATCACCTCCTGATTTGTTCAGATTTTCAACAGGGGGACAGTTATTGCCACGAGTCCAAGGGGCGCAAGCGCCCTGGTCGGCTGTCGCCTCCTGAAGGTCAACGGCTTTACGAACCATTTTCCACTTCACTGAATGAGTGCAGATCCGGCCCTCAATGATCGGGGACCATATGCCATAAATACGAACACCGTGATCGCCGTAGGCGCTCGGCTCGTCGTTCAGCTCATAGGCAGTTCTGACAAGGTGATGTTTACGGGGAACCAGGACGCCGCCCTGCTTCATGATGTAGGTGGCAAAACATCCAGCGTCAGCTGCGGCCAGCACAGCATCCAGACGCGGGTTTTCCAGTACCGGCGCGCCTGCCTTCTTGTCACCCTGCGCCCTAGCAGCCTGACCGGCCAGCAGGCGCAGTTCACGGTACGCCTGGCGGCCAGGAATACCAAAGAAGCGGAATTGCTGGACACGGTGCAGCGAAGCCCAGGCGTTTACGTTCTCAGCGTTATCGCGCAGTGATCTGCCCGTTTCTTTACTGATTTCCTGCGCCAGCCCGCGTCCGTCGATGTTCTTGCTGATGTATTTGGCGATATAACTGGTCGGGGTGCCCTTTCGCGGGTTGATAAGCTCAGACTTGAAGCGCGGCCCGGTATTAGCGCCAAGCTCCTCCCGGTCCTCACGAATGGCGAATTTACGCAGCAGCGCGGTGATGGACTTGCGGTCTTTTTTGCGCATGAAGCACAGCAGGTGCCAGTGCACGGTGCCGTCATGGTGTGGTTCAGCAACGCGGACGCCATACCAGCGCAGCCCAGCTTTGTGCATCGCCTTACGGAAGGCGGCAAACATATTTACCAGGTAATCACTGCTCTGGCGGACCGTGGCACTGGTCCATTTCGGGTTTGGCCTGCCGTTATTAAGCGTCGCGTGAAAGCGTGACGGGCAGGTGATGGTATAGAACACGGCGCATTCACCACGCATTTCTGCGATCAGCTCCAGCCCCTTAACGCAGGCCATCATTTCGTTGCGCCGGTGCGCCGGATTGCTACTACTGGCGTTTACCACTTCTTCCATATCCAGCGTGTCACCTTCGGCGTTAACCAGCTCATGCGAGCGGAAAAACTCCAGGGATTTGCGGCGCTGTTCGCGTTTGTGGATCACGGCTTCATAGCTGACATACGGGGACGCTTTTTTGTTAACCAGGCAGACAGCGCGCAGCTGTTCTTCCCGCCATTCACACCGCATCTGCCACAGCTTGCGATACCACCAGTCCGCGCAAAGCATACGGGCAAGCGATCCCGGAATAAGCTCGTATGGGACCGGCTTACGACGATGCTTTTTGCGGCGCAGCTTCTCGAAAGCTGGCGGGATAACATCAAGGCGCATGGCCTCAGCGGCCACCCTTTCCCATGACCGCCGGATCTCTTCCGGCGTAACGTCTTCATCCGTAAATAGTTCATCGCAGGCAGCCCCCAGACACATGCTCATGTGTGCCGCCACCAGGGTGGATAGCCGCTTGACCTGCTCCTGGTTCATTTCCGGCAGAACCAGCAGGCCCTCCAGCCCGTCGTGGCTCGCCATAAAACAGAATGACGCAGAAACCTGGCTGGTACGCACGCGCTCCAGTCGTTCAAGGCACGGCCTGATGGTTTCGCGCAGATAGCGGGAATATGCCTTCGGCTTGCCCAGGCCCTCGAAATATTTAATCCGTTCAAGCAGCGGCTTACTGATGTGCGCCGGTTGGGCGCTCACGTCAGCAACGATGACCAGATCGGGATTGAATTGCTGCTGTTCGCGGGCCATTTTGGCGCGGCTTATCAGCTGGTCCTGCTCCATTTCCCGCTGAACAGGATCACGGGATTCATTGTAGAAATAGCGTTCCCAGACCCCATTACTCAGGGCTTCGCGGCGCAGCTGTTCCTGCTCGTTATCCGCAGCATAGAGAGTAATCAGGTTTGAAAGCGCAGAAACCGGCGCTACTTCCGCCGGGTCCATGTAGGGGTTAATCGCCTTTTTAGGTACATTCCAGGCAAAAGCAGCGGCGGAATCTTCTGCACCGCCGTGCTTTTCAACTTCGTGATGACTCACGCGCGCACCTCATGCACGACAGAGCAATCAGGCCCGCCGGCTGGATCAAAGCCAGCCCATACTTCCGGCTTGAGTACAGCAATAAGTTCGTCAGCCCTTTTTCCTTCGCCCGCGGCAACGCCGATGCTGCGCTTTATGTTAATGCGGTCATGGGTGAAATTTCGATACAGGGAACGAGTCAGAAAAGTGTCGCTGTTCGAAACAATGATCGGATGGCCTTCTGATGCCCGGCGCTCAAGAATAGAGGCCAGCTGATACTGATCGTCCTCAGTAAAACCGGCAGTGTGATAGGCACTGAAAGTACCGTCATAAGGCGGATCGCAATAAATAACATCCCCAGGCACCAATAACGCCAATGTTTCGTCATAGCTGGCACAAATGAACTTTGCACGCTGGGCCTTTTCCGCAAAAGTGCGAATTTCTGCTTCGGGAAAATAGGGAGCTTTATAGTTGCCGTAAGGTACGTTGAAATGCCCTGCCCGGTTATAACGGCACAACCCACGGTAACAATGGCGATTTAGAAAAAGGAAATAAGCAGCCTTCCAGATTAAGTCTAAGGAATGCAAATGATTAAACTCTTCACGAATAACATAATACTGTTCAGAAAAGTTGTTGCAGGCAAAGAGAGCCTTTGAGATAGCAATGAAGTGTTCTACTTCATCTTTAATTACCTGATACATATTAATCAGGTCAGCATTAATATCCGCGACAAGATAATGGGGATAGTCTGTCGCCATCATCACAGCACAGGAACCCGCGAAAGGTTCAACCAGTCGTGGGCCACCAGGAAGGTGCTTAATCAGTTCCGGCATAATAGCGGTTTTATTTCCCGCCCATTTCAGGATGGTGCTCATACAGCGCCTCCGTTGTAGTGTTTACCTTTAAGCTCTGCGATTTCCTGACAGGTAACGCAGAGATCACAGCCCGGCATGGCGGCCCGGCGTTCTTCGGGAATGACTATTCCGCAGCTTTCACACTCCAGTGAGGAAGCCCCAACTTTTCGGATACGGGCATTGTGGATGTGGCGCTGCAGCTGTTCTTCCACCCGCTGCTGTACGAGATCCATAGAGTCAGCCATTAGTGCAGCTCCTGGGATTCGTTTTCGTAGCGGGTAGCTTCACGGCGCAGCAGTTCAGCCGCTTCAATACCGTTTAACCCTTTGTTGGCGATATGGGTTGCCAGCGCCTCAAGACGGATTGAAACTGCAAGCGCGCGTCCTTTGCGCTCCTCACGTTTGGCAATATCGATCACCGCCATAAGCTGGTCGGTTTCTGGTGCAAACATTTTTGGTAATTCGTTCTGCATTGTTCTTTCTCCTGAATTTGGGCAAAAGAATGCCCGGCGGGTTTACGCCATTAATTTCTGTTGTGGGTTAATTCGGCATGGTTAGCCGTTTGGGAAATAAGCTCACCACTGCACGAAAATGATTCATTGCTTTAACCAGTTCCCGCTTTTCGTCAGTAGTCAGATCACTAATATTGACGCCGTGACGTTCTGCCGGAATTTTTGCCATAAAGAATATGGCTGCCAGTGCCCGCTCATTTTGTTTATGGTTTATATCGCGGCGGTCGCGCATATCTTTAATAAACCTTTCAAGCTCTGGCTCAATATTCAGACCAAACACATTCGCCCTTAATTCCGCTATTCGGTTCAGCCCTTCCATACGTTGACCCGGGCTTAATGGAACAGTCGCCGCAGCGCCTTCAATAGCCATGGTTTCCCCCGTTTGGTAGTGGTCAGCCCTGCCAGCAGTTCATCCTGAGAGCGGGACGGGTGCCAGCGCTTGCCATCTTTCCCGATAATCCAGCCATGGCCGCAGTGCATAGCTGGACTTTGTTTTTTCAATAATGATGCAAAACTTGGTTCTTCCATAACCCCTCCAATATGTGCCGGGATGTTTAACCACGCCCGGCCCGTGGTATTCTGGTGTTTCCACACAGCCAGAAAGGAAAAGACATGAAAAATAACGAACAACAGAACGAAGCTCTTAAACAGTTAACTAACGTCCTTACTGAGGCAGGTAATCAAACCAGAGTCGATGTCCTCGCCCACTCAATCCTGCTGCAAGCTATTTTTTCTGTTCTTTCCGAAGAACAAAAAAATCAAATTATTAAAATCCTTCAGACCGCTACCGTTAATCAACATGCTGCGACCGCAGGCGTTGAAGCAGAAGTAAAAATGTCTCTCGCTCAGCTTTTAAGCGGTTTTTTAACGCCTCAGAAGCTGAATTAAGGACCTGATCACACTTTTCACATGCACATAGGCAGCAGGAGTTATTAGCGTGTTTGCTGCCTTTATTTTTCTCTTCCATGTTCACCTCAGATAATGCCGAACGAAGCGCCAAGGCCCGTTACGGTGTCCACCGCACTTGCCATTGCGGGGTTGGCCTGCAGGCGGGCCTGCATGGAAACGGCAGCCAGTGCCATCAGACGAGTTACTGAATTGATACTGCTGATCACGTCACGGCGCCCGGCGGTTGTTTTCACATCGCCAGTAACGGCACCGGCGGCAACTCGCCCGATTTCAGCGGTGGCGCTCATGACGTAGTGCGGCAACTTCTCTTTTGCCACTTCGTTCATCGGCACACATGGCAGGCAGTGAATCTGTGCCAGGAAGCCATCAACCAGGGTTGAGTCCTCAGTGAGATCGGTAAGCAGCCAGATTTCAGGCGGTGTGAGCTGATGCGGCTGGTCCGGGTTCAGCTTGTTGCGCAGCGTCTGGACATTCATTCCCGCGCGTTCTGCCAGCTTCGCCATGTTGTGACGCAACGCGAAAGCCCGGCAGGCCTCGTCAAAGTGTGGATGTTTGGAAATCTTATAATCAAACATGTGCCCCTCTCAAAAGTTCTCATAATTGAACTTACTGACCAACAATGACACGAAAGTTGGAATGACCGAGGGATTCACGAACCTGGTCGGTTTTGTACATCAGGTAACGCAGGCTTACGCGACCTTTGTTTTTTTCTTTCTTGACCATGTACTTAGCAAGCTGACCATGGTGAATTTTCTGGTAAACAGAGCCACGGGAGATACCTTCCCATTCCGCGAACTCTGCAGGCGTAGCCATCTCTTTTGGTACACGAATTGAAATATCAGTGCTCATAGTGCAATATCTCTCGGTTAAGGTTTGGTTTACGTCGTTTTATCTTGTTTTATTTGATTCAATAATTGATACATCGAGATACTACGATCCAATATTTGATACGTCAATAGGATTGAAAAATGATACAAGTGAAAGCTGGCGAGAATACCGGGGGAAGAGAGGCTATCCATAGACTAATGGCTGCCTACGATTTTAAGTCCAGACAACAACTGTGTGATCACCTGGGCGCATCAAAAAGCACCATGGCAAACAGATACTTAAGAGATAGCTTTCCGGCGGAATGGGTGATTCAGTGTGCTTTAGAAACGGGAGTTTCGTTACTGTGGCTCACTACCGGGCAGGGAGAGCCAGGTTCAAATATTGACCATAAAAAAGATATCAATTTCGTGAACTCTGGCAAAGTTAAACCTCTTTCGGAACTTGTCTCCCCTGAAATTGACAAGGCAACTCTCAGCGGTGGCTTATTGGTCGAGGCAGGGAAAGCAATCATTGATACCAGCCTGCTCCCCTCAGACTCACGCAACCTATTACTGGTGAATACTTCTGGAGATTCTTATTTAGTGGACCGCAGCCAAACACCTCCAGTTAACGGTATGTGGTTGGTAGATATCGACGGAATAAAAAGCATCGTGAAGTTAACACGTCTTCCAGGAAACAGATTGGTGGTCCATCAAGACGAATCATCCTTTGAGTGCAACCTTGATGATATCGAGGTTGTAGGCCGCGCATTAAAAATAATTAAGAGCCTTTGATATGACCATCAGAAAGCAACCAAACGGAAAATGGTTGTGCGAGTGCTACCCGAATGGGCGCGACGGTAAGCGTGTGCGCAAACAATTTGCGACGAAAGGTGAGGCCGTAGCATTCGAAAAATTCACCATGGATGAAGTGAACAAAAAACCATGGCTAGGAGAAAAAGAGGATCGGCGACATCTGTCAGAGGTGATAGAGCAATGGCACTCACTCTACGGGCAGACGCTTGCAGACCCCAAACGCCTGATGGCGAAACTTAGAATTATCTGTAATGGTCTGGGTAATCCCATCGCCTCAGAACTTACCGCCGGTGACTTTACGAAATACCGCGAAGCGCGGCTAAAAGGTGAAGTGCGAAATGAAGATGGCTCGCTTATGTCACCTGTTAAGCCCCGCACGGTAAACCTTGAACAGCGCAACCTATCATCAGTTTTTGGCACCCTGAAAAAGCTGGGCCACTGGTCAGCGCCCAATCCGCTCGCCGGACTGCCAACATTTAAAATCGCAGAGGGCGAACTAGCGTTTCTGACACCAGAAGAAATTAAGCGCCTATTAGATGCCTGCGCAGATTCTCAAAGCCCCAGCTTACTGATGATTGCAAAAATATGCCTGGCCACCGGCGCACGATGGAGTGAAGCCGAAAACCTGCATGGCCATCAGTTATCGAAATACCGAATCACCTATACCAAGACCAAAGGCAAGAAAAACCGTACCGTGCCGATATCTCAGGATCTGTATGACGAACTCCCTAAGAACAGGGGGAAGCTATTCACCCCGTGCAGAAAAGCTTTTGAGCGTGCAGTAAAACGAGCTGGCATCGAGCTACCAGAGGGCCAATGCACTCACGTGCTGCGTCATACATTCGCCAGCCATTTTATGATGAATGGCGGAAACATACTGGTACTGCGCGATATTCTGGGCCATGCCGATATAAAAATGACGATGATTTACGCCCATTTTTCTCCAGAACACTTAGAAGATGCCGTTTCAAAAAATCCTTTAGCTAATTTAAGGTAATTCCCAATGATTATAGAGAATAATATCAACATAGAATTAGAAAAATTATTTGATAATATTTTAAGAAAATCATCAATTCGACCACCAATTGAAGTCGGAAAAAACAATGATCTTATCAGCGATTTTCACTCTAAATGCGAGAAATTTAAGGATTGCCTCAAAGAATACCTGACCAATAATGATAAAATATTAGCCCACAGAGTCAGAAGCAGATTAAAAGTCATCCAATCTCTACAGGATGGTATCATAAATTGCTTAGAATGTTTTCTTACAGGTGATATTAAATCTGCATACGATTGCTTTGAATTAATGCTTAAGCCACAATTTATATCACGGCATATAAAAAACATATGCATACCATTAACAGAGATGTGCAATAGCCAAAGGCCATTATTTAGAGTCAGGAAATCCGACCGCCCCCTATCCACAAGAAAAGATATATTCCATATTCCATTTAACCAACGCCATCTGGTTAGGGCGCAGCGATACTCAGTTGCAGGATTACCATGTCTGTATCTTGGCACATCTTTATATATATGCTGGCGTGAAATGGATAAGCCAGATTTTGATAAACTATATATATCTTCATTCATTACTGATAAAGAAGACGACAAATCACTTCTATTGAATTTGAGTGCTGACTTTCTTTACAAAACTAGGCTTTTTTTAAAAAGAAAAAATGCTCCAAAACCAATAGAAAAATATTCAACTAGTACAATGCTATCCTACTTAGCCTTGTGGCCGCTTATACTCGCCTGCAATTATTTAAAGAAACATAATGATGCTTCATTTATACAAGAATATATTATTCCAAATTTACTAATGCAGTGGATTAGTAGAGACATTAATAATAATAATATTATTGGAATTGCATATCGTTCAACTAAGCTTCCTGCAAATACCGATAGCAGAAAAGGTATAAATGTAGTTCTCCCTCCAAAGGCACGATATGAGGATATAAAAGGTTACGATTTCTGTCCTGTGCTTTCAGATAAGTTTAAATTTACTCCGCCAGTTTCATGGCAAGTCCTCAAAACCCTTGAGTACGTCCCTCTGCGCCAATCCTTTTCTGATAGAGAGAATTTGAGTGAGGAACTTAGACGCAAAAAAAGTTGGGAAATTATGGGGAATATTGATGATGAAATTTTGAGCATTTATAAACTATCAGACTTCTACAAACTTGAAGTTTGCATGGATGAGATTCTGGTTTACGACGAAATCTTTGGCGGATAAAGTGGCGACACTTTGGCGACATAGCATTAAAAACGCATAAAACGGACAAATACCGTAAAACACTAATATACTGTTTTTAAATATAAATAACTGTTTTCACTATACTAAAAATGGTATGTAGGAATTTCGGACGCGGGTTCAACTCCCGCCAGCTCCACCAAATATAACGGCCTGATTCTCTTGGAGTTTCAGGCCGTTTTTCTTTGGGCGTGTGGCACAACTGTGACTCAGGAGTGTACCATATGCCATCAAACAGCATCCCCCATTACCTCTATAAGCGTAACCACACCTGGTGGTTCAGGAAGCGTTTTGAAGTGGTTTACTGAATTTGGCCACCTGAACAGAGGTGATATGCTCACCTCAGAACATTACAGGTGCCTCAATGAAAAAAAGAAATTTCAGTGCAGAGTTTAAACGCGAATCCGCTCAACTGGTCCTTGATCAGAACTACACCGTTGCAGCTGCGGCCAGTGCTATGGATGTGGGCCTTTCTACCATGACGCGATGGGTAAAGCAGTTGCGGGATGAACGACAGGGCAAAATACCTAAAGCATCCCCTATAACCCCGGAACAAATTGAAATACGTGAGCTGAAGAAAAAGCTACAACGCATTGAAATGGAAAACGACATATTAAAAAAGGCTACCGCGCTCTTGATGTCAGACTCCCTGAACAGTTCTCGTTAATCGGGAAACTCAGAGCGCAGTATCCTGTGGTCACACTCTGCCACGTGTTCGGGGTTCATCGAAGCAACTATAAATACTGGGAAAAAAGCCCCGAAAAGCCAGATGGCAGGCGAGCTGTGTTACGTAGTCAGGTTCTGGAACTGCATAACATCAGCCATGGCTCTGCTGGCGCAAGAAGCATCGCGATTATGGCAACCATGAGAGGTTTCAGAATGGGACGCTGGCTTGCCGGCAGGCTCATGAAAGAACTGGGGCTGGTGAGTTGTCAGCAGCCTACCCACCGGTATAAACGTGGTGGTCATGAACACATCGTTATCCCGAATCGCCTTGAGCGACAGTTCGCAGTGACAGAACCTAACCAGGTGTGGTGCGGTGATGTGACATATATCTGGACAGGCAAGCGTTGGGCTTACCTGGCAGTTGTTCTCGATCTGTTCGCAAGGAAACCGGTGGGCTGGGCAATGTCATTCTCGCCGGACAGCAGGCTGACCATCAAAGCGCTGGGAATGGCGTGGGAAGCTCGCGGTAAACCAGCCGAAGTGATGTTCCACAGTGACCAGGGTAGCCACTATACAAGCAGACAGTTCCGGCAGTTACTGTGGCGTTGCCGGATCAGGCAGAGTATGAGCCGACGAGGAAACTGTTGGGACAACAGCCCGATGGAACGCTTCTTCAGAAGTCTGAAAAACGAGTGGGTGCCAGTGACTGGTTATACAAACTTTAGCGAAGCTGCTCATGCGATTACAAACTATATCGTCGGGTATTACAGCTCGTTAAGGCCGCATGACTATAACGGTGGATTACTCCCAAACGAATCGGAAAACCGATACTGGAAAAACTCTAAAGCCGTGGCCAGTTTTAGTTGACCACTTCATCCTCTGCTCTATTGCTAACCACATGAATATGATCATAAAATATCCCCGCTAGTACCTAGGAGAGAGCTCCTCGCAAAAGCTTGATGGTCTGCTTGTCAGCCATCGTGGAGGCTTCGGCCTCTATTCTCTCCCCACACGACGCATGCCACACGTTCTCAATGTTCCAACGTTACGATGCTAACGCATCACCAACGCTCTGGTACTTGCTGTAACAGTTGGGATTGCCGGATTGTGGCGAGGGGACGTCACACAGTGACGTCGAATACTGGGGTTAATTGCTGAACATCTCTTATTCCTGTCAGTTCAGGCGAGGCCGGTAACCATAGTGGTGACCGGGAACTGAGAAGGAGATGTAATTATGAGTCGTAAGACACGTAAACGTCGAAAGACAAATACAAGTCGAAAGACACGTAAAAAATACCAGGCTAGTGTTCAGCAAACGTTTTGTGTGAAGGAAAGACTAAAGAAATACTCCAAAGATGCCGGTAATCTCTTGTTTACCTTAGTTATCAGCGAAGTGATTTCTGCTGTTTTTCATTCTGAAGCTGTTGCCTCCATCTTTGCATCCATCAAGGGATTCCTGTAATGGAGGCTATAATGGATAGGAACAACAACGATGAAAAGCACAAAACGTACCCCTAGTCTTCAAAGTCCCCCAAAGATTTATCCCCTGAATCAATCGCCTCTATTCAAGCTTAAAAATAAAAGAAAATCACTTGAAATCATAGGGCTATCCAAGAAACAAGCAGACAAGCTAATGCTTGACTCAGCGTACAAAGAATTTGTAAATGATGCCGGAAGGACAATACAGGAACCAATTGCTCAGCTCAAAGCGGTTCATAGGAAAATCGGCGTTTTATTGAGCAGAATCGAACTACCTCCATATCTTCACTCTGGTCGGAAGAAGCATTCAACACTTACTAATGTAGAATCACATAAGCTAGCAACTGAACTTCTGAAACTCGACATTCATAAGTTTTTCCCCTCGACTAGGGCTGCAAAGGTCTACAAGGCATTTGTAGAAAAATTTGAGATGTCACCTGATGTAGCTTATATCATGACCAATCTCTCAACCTTTGCAGGAAAAGTGCCCACAGGCAGTCCGATAAGCATGGCTATGGCGTTTTGGGCCAATAAAGACATGTTCGACGAGCTTAGCAACCTTGCGGCCTCAAACAGCTTAGTATTTACGGCATATGTTGACGATGTGGCGTTCTCTGGTTCGAAAATCCCAAAAGGATTTGCCGCCCAAGCTAAAAAATGTATTCGTTCCCATGGACTCACCTCTAAAGACAAAAAAGAGCGATTTTATCCGTCATCAGAGGGAAAGCTGCTTACGGGGATAGTCATTCAGGATGGGGAACTTAAGGTACGTTGGGCACATAACGATTCAATAGGAAAAGAATTCGCTACTTTGGCTGAAGCAAAAGACAACGCTACAAAAATAATCCATCTAGAAAAGCTAGCAGGTAAACTGCATGCAGCCGGTCAAGTTGACTTCAGACAAAAAGATAGAGCTCGTTTTTTTACACAGCAGCTCAAAGCCACAAAAAAGCGCTCAGAACAAGGTACTTAAAACAGCAAGTAGACTAAAAGTAATTATCGTGCCATACAAGGAAAATGATATGTTGTATCACGTTGTTATTGAAAAGAAACCAGTAAAAACTGGCAAAGATGGTGCTGAAGAAAACAAAACAGATCTCACCAAAGAGCAGCTGATTGCTCGCTTCATAGAACCTTACGAGCTAGGCAACCCAATTACAGTAAACGGCACGACTATTCAAACATCAGAAATCAACAGATTAACTGTTAAGGCTACTGAAGCCAGCATTGAATCTTTCATACCTGCGATAGAAGCAGAAGATCGAAATTCAAGTGTGATTATGTTTGGCGGACCGTCTTACCTAGAACGTGCGATATATCGAGCTCCTGATGTAACTGATGAATTCATCACTGGTCCCGCTGGCAGCAAAAAACCGATCGCATCAAAAAAACCAAATAAATCAACAACAAATACAAAGTCTGACAAAGTTTTCATTGTTCACGGGCATGATGATGCAGCGAAGATCAAGACTGCTCGTTTTGTAGAACAATTGGATTACAAAGCTATTATTCTGCATGAACAAGCAAGCTCTGGTAGAACCATAATAGAGAAAATCGAGCAGTTTACTGATGTGGGATTTGCTGTTGTGCTATACACGCCGGACGATATAGGCAATGCCAAAGACAATGCAGACGACCTACAGTTAAGAGCCCGTCAAAACGTTGTTTTCGAACATGGTTTTTTGATAGGTAAGTTAGGAAGAGATCGTGTAGTAGCTTTGGTTGATGGAGCAATAGAACTTCCGAATGATATTAGTGGGGTCGTCTACATAAAAATGGACGAGGCAAACGCATGGCATCTTCAGTTAGCCAAAGAAATGAAACAAGCTGGTTTTAACATTGATATGAACAAGCTTGTGTAACCACTTGAAAATTACTGCCTTAATGTGCCATAGTCATGTGACATTGATTCCCGCTACATTGCTCAAAGAATCAGACAGTTAGTATTTGGTGTCGCTCTCAGCCAGCTCCACCAAATAATGATCCGGATACGTCCGGTGAAGTACAGAAAGCCCGCACAGCACAAGCTCTGCGGGCTTTTTTACATCTATTGCCGCCTGGTGAGGATTGCTGAGAGCCTCACGGGCATTGACGTCAAATTGTAAATAGACCCGTTTTAGTTCCATACATTTTTTGAGTTCCCGGCCAAATAATGGTGCTGTCGGTATTCCTCCGGTGTCATATTGTTCAGCGATTCATGCGGGCGTTCACAGTTATATTCTGATAACCATTTTTCCGTGATTTCACGTACTTCATTCAGCGTTCTGAACAGATAAAAATCGAGTATTTCTGTGCGATATGTCCTGTTAAAACGCTCAATGAAAGCATTTTGTGTCGGCTTACCCGGCTGGATAAACACCAGTTTTACGGCATGTTTCTCTGCCCATTCAGTCAGTGCCAGAGAGATAAATTCTGGGCCGTTATCCATGCGAAGCATGGCCGGATAGCCACGGTTTGCCGCGATCCTGTCAAGCACCCGGACCACTCGTGGGGCTGGCAGATTCAGATCTATTTCAATCGACAACGCCTCACGGTTAAAGTCATCAACGACATTGAACGTGCGAAAACGACGCCCACAGACCAGGGCATCATGCATAAAATCAACAGACCAGCTCTGGTTCAGCGCTTCCGGCGTGGCCAGTGGCGAGGGGTTACGCACCGGCAGCCGTTGTTTGCCCTTACGGCGAAAATTCAGCTTCAGCAGACAATAAATACGGTGGATCCTTTTGTGATTCCACATGCATCCCTGCCGCCGCAGAACCTGAAAAAGCTTCGGAAAACCGTATCGTGGATACCGTTCAGCTGCCGCCTGCAGTGCGGTAATAACGGGTTCGTCACGTGTGTTATCCGGACAACCGTTCTGCTCAGGTTCAGGCTCCGGCAGGCCTGACGGATACTGAGTCCGAATGCCGTTATCAGATGAGTGACCAGCTCACGCTTAAAGGCTGGTTTTAAAGCTTTTTTTCGATAACGTCTTTCAGCGCCCGGTTCTCAAGGCTCAGGTCGGCAAACATCTGTTTGAGGCGTCGGTTCTCGTCCTCAAGATCTTTTATCTTTTTAATATCAGAAGGTTCCATGCCGCCGTATCTGGACTTCCAGTTATAGTAGGTGGCCTCAGAGATACCGGCCTCCCGGCAGACATCTTTAACGGTTCGTCCAGCTTCAACCGACTTAATCACAGTGATGATCTGATGCTCAGTAAAACGGGCTTTACGCATAGCGATCTCCTTCGTTGGCAGATTGATTATGCCGGATGATCTCTAAATGTGAATGGCACGATTATGCGGGATACTTACAGCACGAGCAGCGGCGAAACTATCTATGCGCTGTCGAATGGTCTCTGTTCCTCCAGGAGCAATATTTTCTCACGCAATTTTTTATTACCGTAGGCGTTATTCAGCGTAGTCCGAAGACGTGATCCTGCTCACCCAGTCAAACATAACTTGCATATGATTGCCATTGGATGTCCTCACACCAACCTGACTCGCATTTACGCCTGTCGTTTTGCCAGTCAAAACCTGTCCATACTTCATATAGATTTTGATACCGACTCCCTGTTTATAGCACTTATTGCAAATCGAGAAATAATCTCTTCTTGATGGAGTATATTGCTGAAGATTAAATTCGTCAGCCGGCACCAGCGAAAGATTAAAAGCGTCATTACCTGATAATTCTTCAAGAATTGCCAGAGACTCTAGTTTAACTTCAATGCGCTTATTTCCTTTAGGTTTATCCGAAGCCAGAATCAAATTTTCCCTCGGATTAAACTTCGCAATGTAGCCTGTGATTATCCGGGCATTATTACTCACCAATTGAACAGGGATATCATTAAAACGTAGAAATTGAACTCGACGAGCAAGCATAGAATAATCCCGCGGCCATATTTCAGCCTCTCGCCCGTAGGAAATATCATTTACAGCTATACATTCCATAAAGATATATTCATCTATGCTGAATGAAAAAGCCCCGGATTCACGGGGCTGAATAAAACGAAATAAATTAACGTAACAGAGACAGCACGTTCTGCGGGACCTGGTTAGCCTGCGCCAGAACGGAAGTACCAGCCTGCTGCAGAATCTGCGCGCGAGACATGTTGGAGACTTCAGTCGCATAGTCGGAATCTTCGATACGGCTACGCGCTTCAGACAGGTTGTTTACGGTATTGCCCAGGTTGGTGATAGCGGAGTTGAAACGGTTCTGTACCGCACCCAGGTCAGAGCGCAGCGCATCCACCTGCGCCAGCGCGGCATCAATTTTCTGCAGCGGGTTTTCGGTGGTTTTAGCGGCTGCTTCAGCCAGCTCTGGTTGTGCTTTGAAATCATGACCAGCGGCTTTGCTGGCATTGTAGGTTTTACCGTCGATAGTAACGACTTCGGTTTTACCATCTACGCCACCCAGTTGGTTAGCCGCTGTTTTGGTAGTGCCGTCAGCAGCAGTATAACTTGTGGTTTTAGCTTTAATTGCTCCTGTCGCTTCATCGTAATCTGCGGCGTAATACTTATCGCCGGCTTTAAGCGCATAACCGCCTTCAATTGTCTTACCATTTTTATCGGTATAAGACATTTTGACCAACTCAGCGCCATTAGCATCGGTAGCATCAACGCCGCCAGCAATTAAGGCATTTTTAGCATCTGCTGAAACAACTGTCGGTGTATCTTTTAACTCCTGTACTTCTGTTTTGGTTGTAGCACCTGCCGGTATTGTGGTTTTAGTTGCGCCAGGCGCAAGGGTTACTTTACCGTCAGTAGCGACGTTAACTTCATAATCGCCATTTTTGGTGGCATCAGCACCAGTATAGCCACCAATAGTAACAAAGTACTTATTATTATCTGCGTCAAATTTAACTGTACCACCGGTTACAGAAGCCGTGCCAAGCGTACCACCTATAGCCGCTTTGATAGCTGTATCATCAAGGCCTGAGGCATCCAGTGTAGTACCATTATCGGCATAAGTTTTCGTTGTTACTGCTGTATCTTTCACATCATACGCTTTCTGCACGTTCAGTGAATCCAGACCCAGGGTCTGAGAGTTGATCTGCTTCAGATCGATATCGATAGTTTCACCGTCGTTGGCACCAACCTGGATGGTCAGGGTGTTGTCCTGCGCCAGGACTTTCACGCCGTTGAACTGAGTCTGGCCGGATACACGGTCGATTTCGTTCAGGCGCTGGGTGATTTCAGCCTGGATGGAGTCAAGGTCAGACTGGGAGTTGGTGCTGTTAGCAGACTGAACCGCCAGTTCACGCACACGCTGCAGGTTGTTGTTGATTTCGTTCAGCGCGCCTTCAGTGGTCTGCGCAATGGAGATACCGTCGTTAGCGTTACGGGAAGCCTGAGTCAGGCCTTTGATGTTCGCGGTGAAACGGTTAGCAATTGCCTGACCTGCCGCATCGTCTTTCGCGCTGTTGATACGCAGACCAGAAGACAGACGCTCGATAGCGGTGCCCAGTGCGGACTGGGATTTGTTCAGGTTATTCTGGGTCAGCAGCGACAGACTGTTAGTGTTGATTACTTGTGCCATAAAATTTTCCTTTTGGAAGGTTTTTGATAACCAATGTTATGCCAGGCTTACCTGTGTCATCCAGGTTATCGACACTTGAGGCATAAACTTTACTATTTTTTCTGTCCGTAATTGCTTACATCTAACGTTTTGATTAAAAAGCCTTTCCAGGTGAATACTGTGTCTGGTAGTGTTTTGAGCGATGTCGTCTATAGCTGGATATAACATAGGCTTTATCGTGAGCGCGTTACACTATATAAGTTAATGCGTTGAATTTTTTCTCTTTTTAATTAGATGCTGTCTTTTTCGTATACCCTTCCGGTTTATTTATGCCATATGTCTGTATTACAAAAATGTTATATCCATCCTGTTGTAATTTTTATTTTAATTCATTCGTTTTTTTATGCGGCTTGCCGGAAAATATCTGTATAAGGTAGATACGCCAATACCAAAAATAATAGCTAGTTGCTGCCGAGGATGGCCTTTCTCTAATAGCCGGCTAATCTGTTCCTGTTCATGTCTATTGATCGCCCGAGGGCGTCCTCCCAGTCGTCCTTGCGCTCTGGCGGCAGCCAGTCCGGCAAGGGTTCGCTCGACGATTAATTCTCGCTCCATCTCGGCCAGTGCTGACATTACATGAAAAAAGAATCGCCCCATCGCGCTACTGGTATCAATACTATCGGTTAAAGAATGGAAGTGAGCTCCACGTTCATGTAATTCTGATATTAACGCCACCAGGTTTTTCACGCTGCGGCCCAGTCTGTCTAATTTCCAGACGACAAGAGTATCGCCTTTATTTACATACTTTAACGCCCGTTTCAGGCCGGGGCGGTTTGCAATCTTGCCACTGATACGGTCCTCAAAAATGCGGTCACAATTTGCACAAGTAAGCGCATTACGCTGTAAATCGATATTTTGGTCAATTGTTGACACCCGAATATACCCAATAGTAGCCAT